GGGGAATAGCAACAAGAGCCTTTGGTGAGGTTGGAACGGTTACAGTGGTGATTGCATGAGTTTTACATACGCTCAACTAAAAACGGCTATTCAAGATTATTGCGAAAACCAAGAGACAACGTTCGTTAATAACTTGGACGTTTTCATTAAAGGCGCAGAAGAGCGCATCTTTAAGTCTGTTCAGCTTAATTTTTTCCGTAGAAATCAAACGGGTACTTTAACGGCCTCCAACCAATACCTTAACTGCCCTAGTGATTTTTTGGCGCCTTATTCGCTTTCTGTGACAAACGGGAGCAACAAAGAATTTTTGTTGTACAAAGACGTTAACTTCTTGCAAGAGTACACTCCAGACTCTTCAACCACCGGTGTTCCAAAATATTATGCGTTTTTTGATGTGACTAACTTTCTTGTAGCGCCAACGCCAGACTCTAACTACGTTGTAGAACTTCATTATTACTATCGTCCACCAAGCTTAACGGCTGGAGCAGATGGCGGAACAACGTGGTTAAGCACAAATGCGCCGCTTGCAATGTTGTACGGGTCTTTAATTGAAGCCTACACCTTTATGAAAGGCGAGCAGGACGTTATTCAGAACTATTTTCAGCAGTTTGCGGACTCTGTGTCCCGCTTGAAGAATTACGGTGAAGCGGTTGAAGATACCGACGCTTACCGTACCGGATTGATTATTAGAGAGAAAACATGATAACAACAGAAGCATTAAAGTTTGACGTACCTGAAACGCCTATAGTTCAGGTTCACACAACAGAAAATCGTGGTTTTACGCCAGAAGAAGTCGCAGAAAGATGTGTAGATCGGTTGATTAGCATATCTGATACGGCAGATCCTGCATTACGCGATCAAGCGCGTGTTTTTAAAAAACAGGCAAATCAATTGATTGCGTATTATATGCGGCAAGCAATTCGCTCTGATCGCACAACTATATATAATGCACTGAAGGATGCGGGTCATCCAAAATTAGCTGAAGCCATAAGGAGACTGTAATGGCAATTTCACAAGCAATGTGTACTAGCTTTAAGCAACAATTGCTCGAAGGTAAGCACAACTTTCGTTCAGGCGGGCACACCTTTAACATTGCGCTATTTTTAGATGCCGCAACGTTAAATGCGTCAACAACTGATTACTCAACGACTAATGAAGCTTCAACTGCGGCCGGTTATCCGGCGGGTGGACAGGCGCTTTCTAACGTTAACCCTACAACTTCCGGGACTACGGCGTTTACGGATTTTGCGGATGAAGTTTTTTCAAGCGTAACTGTTACTGCTCGTGGTGCGTTGATTTACAACACAACCACTGAAGGTGGGTCAGGTACTACAGATGCCGTGGTTGTCTTAGATTTTGGCGCAGACAAAACAGCAACAAGCGGCGACTTCACAATTCAGTTCCCAACGGCTGACGCTTCTAACGCAATCATTCGTATCGCGTAAGGGGGCCTAAGTGGCAGATATCCTTACCGGGTGGGGTCGAGGGACTTGGTCCCAAGGGGCGTGGGGCGAAGCTGTCCCCGTCGTACTCACTGGTGAGGAAGCCACCGGTGCGGTAGGTACTGTCACTGTTAGATTTGACGCAAATGTCCCACAAACAGGGTTATTTGCAACCACTGACGTAGGAAGCGTAACTGTTACCGCGGATGCTGATGTTTCGGTATCCGGTATTGCGGCTACTGGATCCGCCGGGGCTGTTACGATCTCTGCTGACGCAAATGTTGATGTCACTGGCCCTGCACTGACAGGGGCTGTGGGATCTGTTGATATATCAGCCGATGCCCTCGTTCCCGCTACAGGAATTCCTGCTGTAGGGGATGTAGGCACTGTTCTTGTTTCTGCTGACGCAAATGTTGATGTCACTGGCCCTGCGCTTACAACGTCGGTCGGTTCTGTTGATATTATTGCGGATGCAAATGTCCCAGCCACAGGAATAGATGCCACTGGCTTAGTAGGTTCTGTCACAATCAATGCTGATGCCAATGTCAGCGTTACCGGTGAATCTGCTTCGGTTATCCTCCCAGCACCAATTTCGTTCTCTGGTTTTGGGGATGCTCAAATATCTACGGCTCAGTCGAAGTTTGGCGGGGCAAGTTTACTTTTAGACGGTTCCGGAGATTATGTAGAGTCTCAAGAAACATACAACCTTGGAAGTGATCCTTTTACAATAGATATGTGGGTCAGACCAACCAGTGGAACGCAAGATGCGGTGTTCTTTGACTCTAGGGATTCTACCTCTAACAATGCAATAGCTCTCCGGCAAGCAAGTGATAATCTATTAGTTCTTCGTGCTAATGGAACTCTGTTTAATGTTAACGGAGTTTTTTCGGCAGACACTTGGGTACATATCGCTGTTACTAGAGGAAATCCTTTCGGTAACACTTACTCCGTTTTTGTAGATGGAGTTCTTCAAGATTCTACCCTGTTTGGGGTAACTGCTACCGCGGCAACTATACACGTCGGTTCAGATTTTAACGGTTCCAATACTTGGGAAGGATATGTAGACGAACTTCGTGTATCTGCGGTAGACAGATATGATGGGAACGATTTTACTCCGCCAACTTCGGCATACACAGAAATTGAAGACACCCCTGTTTTATTGCATTTTGACGGGGCTAACGGATCTACTACATTTACAAACAGTGGATTTGTACAAGCGGTAACGGTTACGGCGGATGCCAATGTATTCCCAACAGGAGTGGATGCAACTGGGGAAGTAGGAACACCGACGATTAGCGGCGATGCCAATGTTCCAACTACTGGACTTCCTGCTACCGGTAGTGTAGGAACAGTTTCCATTACCGCCGATGCTAATGTATCCTTAACAAATACAAATCTGGTTGCTACTGGGCGCCTTGGCAATGTATTCGTTTGGGGGGAAATCGATCCAAATCAAACTCCCGGATGGACCGGAGTAGCGCCGTCTCAGTCCCCAAGTTGGACGGATGTAACTCCTTCTCAGACCCCGGACTGGGAAGACATAGCGGCTTAGGAGATTTAGATGCCTAGTACATATACCACCAGAAACGGTATTGAGTTAATCGCAACAGGCGAACAATCTGGCTCGTGGGGTGCGACAACCAACACAAACCTTCAAATCGTAGACCGCGTACTTAGTGGCGTTGGCACGATTGACCTTTCTAGCTCTGCCGCCGCGCATACCCTAACAACAACCGACGGTACTCTGACTGATGGCATGTATAAGCTGTTGGTTTTGGACGGTGCTACAGAAGCCTGCACAATTACGATTGCTCCTAATGATGCTCAAAAAATCTATTTTGTTTACAACAACTCGGGGTTTGCTTGCACATTTACGCAGGGTTCGGGCGGTAATGTTACAATCGCAAATGGCGATACTAAAGTTATTTATGCGGATGGCGTAGGAGCGGGTTCGGCGGTTTCAGATTTCACCGCTAATTTGGCAATGTCTTCCGTTAATATATCTGGCGGAGCGATTTCAGGAATCACGGACTTGGCTGTCGCAGATGGTGGAACGGGCGCAAGCACTGTTTCAGGCGCACAAACAAACTTACAAGTAGACCCTGCCGGCACGGCGGTCGCTTTAGCAATCGCCCTTGGTTGAGGATATTTAGATGGCAAATACGTTTACACGCAAACTTTCTCGAAGCATCGGCACCTCATTAACAGCCGTTGGTTCTTATACGGTCGCGGCTTCTACAGATGTCACAGTCATTGGTTTGACCGTCGCAAATACGACTGCTTCGCAGGTTCTTGTCGATGCCGCACTGAACGACGGCTCAAACGACACATACATTGTTAAGAACGCACCTGTTCCTGCGGGATCATCTTTGGTGATTATCGGTGGCGATCAAAAAGTGGTTCTAACTACAAACGATAGCATTAAGGTTAAGTCTGACACCGCAACATCTGTTGATGCGGTTATGAGCATCTTGGAGATCACCTAATGTCATTTATCGGTAACATCCCTGCTGAAGCATTTAGCGCCACGGTCAAAGATACTTTATCTGGTAACGGTAGTGACACGGATTTTCCACTATCAGTTCCAGCGACTACCAACAGCGTTGAAGTATTTGTAGAGAATGTTCAGCAGGAGCCAACAACGGCTTATACTATTTCTGGAACCACTTTATCTTTCACCGCACCTCCTGTTACCGGAACCGACAACATTTATGTAATTCACCGTGGTCCAGCCGTACAGACTGTTGTACCACCATCGGGGATTTCGCTTAGTGCTACAACTATCACAACTACCGGTTCAGCAACCATTGGCGACGGCCTCACAGTAGACAACGATGGTGCAACGGTTGCGACATTTGATCGTGCTACTTCTGATGGGGACATCATTGATCTTCAGAAAGACGGGGCATCAGTCGGGACGATTGGTGTTGATGGCGGGGATAACTTATATCTAACAGGTGAATCAGGAAACACTGGCGGAATTTACATGAACGATGCCGCTGTATCTCCTGCTTATCAAGGTGTCGAAAGAGACAACTATTATGACTTAGGTAAAGCACCTGCACGTTGGAAAGACCTCTACCTCTCCGGCGGTGTCTATCTAGGCGGTACAGGTGCGGCGAATAAACTTGAGGATTATGAGGAAGGTACTTGGACTCCTACTTACAACGCAAGTGGAGCTAGTCCTTCTGTCACATATTCTACAAGACAAGCCCGATATCGCAAAATAGGTAATATGGTTGTTGTATCTTGGCATTTAAGAGCAAGTGCATACACAGCGGGATCAGGAGATTTACAAATAACTGGATTGCCTTTCACCGCTTCTTCTGAGCCAAGCATGGGTAATTTCGGAACGATAAACTTTGAACAACTTAATTTTAGCACTGGCAGAACGATGGCGGTGGCATTTATAGCCCAATCTCAAGATTATATTTTCTTCCAAGAGCAAGGCGATAGCATTGATGTTAGGACTCTTCAAAGTGCAGATCTTACCGGCGGTATACGCATGATTAGAGGAACAGTCACATACTTTACAGATTCTTAATTACCCCGTGTGGAATCACTGGGTGGACACAAAGGAGATAGCCAAATGGCACTAACGAAAACACAGAAAGTAGACAAGATTGAAATCGTAGGCGACTACAAGATGGTACAAGTGCGTACAGCCACGATTGTTTTAGAAGACGATGTAGAACTTTCACGCTCTTTCCATCGTCATGTGATTGCACCCGGCGATAGCACAGCGTCTGAGACCGAAGAAGTGCAGGCCATTTGCGCGTCTGTACACACGCAGTCAGTCATTGATGCGTATAATGCACACTTAGCCGCGCAACAGGCGGAACTCGGCGGAGAGTAATTAGATGGCTTATATCGGCAAAGCACCGGGATTCGGGATCCGAAATCGCTTCTACTACACAGCGACGGCTAGTCAACAATTGTTTGACGGTGCCGATGACAACGGACAGACGCTCAAATACGTTGATTCCAAGTACATGGATGTGTATTTGAATGGGGTATTATTGGTTGCTGGTACCGATTACACAGCAACAACGGGCACTTCTATCTCGTTGACAACAGGCGCAAGTGCCGATGACATCGTTGAAATAGTCGCTTACGAAGTTTTTTCAGTAGCAAATCTGGCAAACTACTCAAACACGATGGTTGTTCCGTTCTATAAGGCGGATTCAACTCTTGATACAATACCGTTGAATGCGTTACAGCAGGTCCCCTTCTTTGACGCAAGCGGTGCAGAAGACAATATTCCTTTAACGGCTTGAGGTGAAAAATGGCTAAGTTAGTCAAATCCATATACACAGGTTCGGATGTCACGGCGCTTGGCGAAACAACTTCATCCGATCAACTCGAAGGACGGTACGCGGTCGAGGTTGCGACACTGACCGACGCCGCTTCGATCACCCCTGATTTTGGGGCGAACCAAAACTTCACTGTAACCCTCGGAGGCGGCAGGACCCTTGAAAATCCATCAAACATGGTAGTTGGACAGACCGGTTCGATCTTTGTTGTACAAGACGGTACAGGATCACGCACACTGTCTTTCGGTACTTACTGGGACTTTGCTGGCGGCACCGCTCCTACATTAACCACAACTGCTTCTGCGGTAGACCGCATTGATTACATCGTTCGCACATCAACATCCATCCACGCTGTCGTAACTTTGGCGTATTCATAATGTTTATCAACAACCTCATAGCAGGATCGGCAGGACAATCGACGGGCTTCTATCCTAAGACCATTGAAGGATCGCTACGGTTCAATTCTGGTGATCAACCGTATATTTCTTACACCAATGGTACTGCTACTGACGGGAAGCAATGCACACTGAGCTTTTGGATTAAAAAGAATGAGATCATAGGCAGTACAACAACTGCTAGGTTTATCCAAGCGTATAGTGGTACAGGCAATCAGTTTCACTCTCAGTGGGGTGATGGGTCTACAAGTCCGGGTGACCAGTGGAATGTGAGTCCGGGCGAGCAATCATCTAATCAAGGCTTGCGGATGACTACCGCATCTCTGCGCGATCCTTCGGCTTGGTATCATTGTGTTTGGTCGTATAATTCAACAAGTGGTTCTGAGTCTGTTGTTTTGTACGTCAATGGAGTTGCTCAAACAAGCTCATACACAGACGCACCAACTCCTAACTTAGTTACATCACTAACTAAAAGCGGAACAGAAGTTAAAATTGGCTACATTAACTCCAGTATGCCTGATTTTCAATTAGCAGAACTATTTATTATAGACGGTACAGCCCATAACGCTGACGCTTTCGGTGAAACCAAGAACGGTGTGTGGGTTCCGAAGAACGTCACAGCCACAGACTTCATAATGGGTGATAACGGAGTTCACCTGACGTTCCAAGACGATACAGAGGTTGAGGCGTTCAATACTGTTCTGTATCGGGGTAATGGT